CATAAAAAGAGAAAGAGGTTTAACAGAATTTAAAGTTGTATTGTCATCTTCACCAGAAGATATGGATAGAAATCAGTTATCGGGTAAGATATACATTAAACCAACAAGAGCTCTTGAATTCATTGATATTGAATTCTTAGTAACACCAACAGGAGCATCTTTTGAAAATATTTAAAAAATTATAGAGGGGAGGGTTTCCTCCCCTTTGTATGTATAATATATGAAACAAACATTAATAGAATCAGAAATTAAAAGACTTATGGAAATCATGAGTGTTGAGGTGTCTGAAGGTTTTAACGAAGAGGGTTTACCTGATTTTAAGTATTACGCATTTGATTGGGATGATAACCTAATGTATATGCCAACTGAAATTATGGTGAAAAGTTTTGGAGACCAAGAAATAGGTATGGGTACTGCAGATTTTGCTGAGTACAGAGGACAGATAGGAAAAGAAGACTTTGACTATAAAGGTCATACTATAGTTGGTTTTGCTGAAAATCCTTTTAGAAATTTCGGTGTAGATGGAAATGACCAATTTGTTAAAGACGCTATGATTGCTAAAACAGGTCCTTCATGGAATGACTTTATAGAATGTATTAACGGAGGTTCAATATTTTCTATTATCACGGCAAGAGGACATAACCCTGAGACATTAAGAGAGGGTGTGGAAGCTATTGTTAAAGACGGTAAGGGTGGTTTATCATTCGAATCGTGTGTGGAGTCACTTAAGAAATATAAAGGTGTTATAGACGGGGATGGTGAAGAATTATTCCAAGAATATTTAGACCTATGTAGATTTCATCCTGTTTCACACGGAGCGGGTAGTGCTGCTAACCCTGAAGAAGAAAAAATTAAGGCATTAGAATTATTTATTAAACACGTTAATTCTTTATCTGAAGAATTGGCGGTTACGATGGAGTTAGAAAATGACATCAAAAATAATTTTGTCCCGATGATTGGGTTTTCTGATGATGATAAAGCTAATGTCGACAATGTAAAAAAATACTTAGACGACAAAGGAGAAGAAAATGTCAACGTGTATTACACTAAGACTGATAAAACAAAGATGTAGATGCTAGAACTAGTATACTAGTAATATTTAAGTTATTATATTTTATATATTTTATTTCTTAAGTGTTTTTAAGTGAGTTATACTGGAACTAGTTTAAACAAAATAATTAAAAGTGTCAACTAATATCGAAAGATTTTTAAATTACTTGATATTTATAGATAAATAAGAAACAAATTAAAAAAAATACAAAATGGCTGATTTATTAATGAAAATGCCTGTTCCTTACGAACCAAAGAAAAAGAATAGGTTTATTTTAAGATTCCCTTCAAGTTTAGGGATAAATGAGTGGTATGTAAGTACAACATCTAGACCTTCAGCGAACATAGGTTCAGTTGAAATACCATTCCTAAACACCTCAACATTCGTTGCAGGTAGGTTTAATTGGAACACTATTAATGTAACGTTTAAAGACCCGATTGGTCCTTCAGCGGCACAAGCATTAATGGAATGGTTTAGATTACACGCAGAATCTGTTACAGGTAGAATGGGTTATGCTGCGGGTTATAAGAAAGATATTGAATTAGATATGTTAGACCCAACAGGTGTTGTGGTAGAAAAATGGATTATACAAGGAGCCTTTTTAACTGACTTAAACTTTAATGACTTATCTTACTCTGATGAAGGTTTAGCTGACATCTCAGTAACGTTAAGACCAGATAGATGTATATTAGTATACTAAAACTATAACGGCCATATAAAATTAAAGAAACTCACTTCATGTGGGTTTTTTTATGCTTTACAATGTGGTTATATGGTGTATTATTAAAACAAAAGTGTTTAATATGGACGAACAAAATTATAAAATGGAAGTAGCCTTCGATGTAATACCGTTACCGACTAACGGGGTATTCTACAAAAATAAGAAAGACACACTTAAAGTTTCTTTTCTTACTGCATCGGATGAAAACATTTTAACATCACAAAACTTAATCCAACAAGGTTTGGTTATTGATGAGTTACTTAAGGTTAAAATCTTAGATGACGATATTACCGTGGATGAATTACACGATTCAGACAAAGAAGCCGTTTTATTGTTTTTAAGAAATACCGCATATGGTTCTATGATTAAACTATCTGTAATTGACCCTGATACCGGTTCTTCGGTTGAGGTTGATTATGACCTACAAAACATTAAGTATAAAAAATTTACTCTAACATCTGATAGTGAAGGGTTATTTGATTATACACTACCAACATCTAAAAAAGTCGTTAAATTTAAGTTCTTATCACCAAATGATGAGAGAGAATTAGAAAAAATTAGTGAGGTTTATAAAGATATGTTAATAAAACCAACAATCACTAAAAGGTTAGAAAAGATGATTATTTCAGTTGATGGTGAAAAAGACCCAATGAAAATATCACACTTCATTAGTACAATACCTATTAGAGATTCTCAGAGTTTTAGGAAGTATGTCACTGACAACACACCAGGTTTAGACAAAGGGGTAGAGATAACTTTACCTTCGGAAAAAAAAATACAAACATTCTTTAACCTTGACACAGAATTTTTTCGTCCATTCTACGGACTATAAAACATCTGTTTTAGAAGAAATCTATTATTTAGGGAAACATCTGAATTTCACGTATAGTGATGTTATGATTATGCCTGTCTACGAAAGAAAGTTTTTTGTTAATATGTTAGTTGAGGAATTTGAAAAAAAGAAACAAGACTACGAGAACGAAAAGGCTAAAAGGTAATCTACATTATATCCACAAAAAAAAGGTTAACGGGTATTTATAGTTATACTTAATACCAAATGACACAAAAAGCCATTGATGCACTTAAGAGACTAAATAACGCAACTGATGAAACGCAGAAGCAGAAGATAATGGCTGATGAATTATCTAAAGCTGCTAGTGAGGCGTCTAAAAAAGTCGGTGGAAGTGTGACGAGTCAGTCTGCGTTAGGTAAGACTAGTGAATATATAAAATCATTAGGTTCAATGGGGGGAGCAACAATTAGTTTTGATAAGAATATCTTAGATTTAACGGATGATGTGTTAAAATTCGGTAAGGCAATGGTTAGTTTGGATTTTGGTAAAATTCTTACTTCATTTAAAGAATTAGCAAAACCAATAATAGCCTTAGACACCGCACTTAGAAATCAAGTAAATAGAAGTTTAGGTCTTACAGGTGGATTGGCTAGAGACCTTAGGGCTGATATTATTGAGGTTGCGGAAGAGACAACAAAATATGGTATTGAAATAGGGTATGTTGCAGACACATATTCAACATTTATAAATGACTTAGGACTTGCGGTCCCTATAAGTCGAGAGGTTGGTGAAGGACTAATGTTACAAGCTAGAGCGGTTGGTCTTACTGCTTCTCAAGCAGGTTCTTTCTTAGCTACCTTAACAAATTTTGGTGTTGGTTTAGAAAAAGGACCTGAAACACTTAAGGAAATGGCTTCAACTGCGAGGTCAATGGGTCTGTCTACCAACAAATTTATGGAATTTGCTACTACAAATTTAAAGATGATAAATACTTTAGGTTTTAGTAAGGGAATTAGAGGTTTTACTCAGATAGCGGCAAAGGCTTCATCTATTGGTTACGACCTTGCTAGTGCACAGTCCGCCGCTGAAAAACTTTTTGATATTGATGGTGCGGTTGAAATGGCAGCACAACTAAATGTTTTGGGGGGTGATTTTGGTAAGTTAGGTAACGCAATTGATTTAATGTTCTCACCAACGAACGACATGGAAGGGTTTACTAATTCATTGATGGATGCAACTAAACAGTTTGTTTCTTTTAATGCTGAGAAAAACACATTTGATGTTAGTCCTTTAGATTTAAGACGAGCACGTGAATTTGCTAAGGTAACGGGGATGAGTATTGAAGAAGTTATACGAAGTGGTAAGAGATTAGCGAAGATGGAGATGATAAAGGATAAGATATCCTTTTTACCTGATTTATCTGAAGAAGAAAGAACATTGATAGGGAATTTAGGGTCTATAAGTGATAGTGGTGAGGTCACCTTAAAAGGTAAACTTGTTAGTAAAATGGAAAGTGCAGAACTTACAAACACACTTAGGTCTTTAAAACAAGAAGACAAGAAAAAGGCGATGACTGAGAAAGAGATATTAAACGAACAGTTAAACCTTTTTACTAAGTCAAATTACTATCTAAAAGCAATAGCATTACAGGTTACAGGTGCAGGAGATGGTGGTGGTGCCTTTACTGCCGTTGGAGATGACTTAAACGATTTGGTATACAGTATGATTAAAGACGATACCAAGAGAGAGGCGATGTTAGATGGTTTTATGACGATGTTTGCCAAAAATGATATTAGAGGTATTGAGGCTAGTTTAGAGGCAAATGCTAAAACAGATGACCAAAAAATTGCGGTACAAGGGATTAAAGATAAGATGCAGGATTATATGAGTGAATACCAAAAAGTTATGGGGGTATCGGCAAAAAATAGTGGTATCTCAGGTGTTGGTAGTTCTTTGAAAGAGAATGTTGAGGTTAAGCTTAGTCCAACGACAAATGTTAGCGTTACCATTGATAGTCAATTGGAGAAATTCACTAATGATGAAAGAAAAATCCTTAAAAATTATGCTGCGAAAGTGGTTGTGGATAATCAAGGTGGTGATGGTAGATAAACACAAAAAAATAATTAAGAATACTATATATAATATATGTCTAATTTAAATTTTACAAATACTGAGATATTAAGAAACAGTCTACTTAGTAGGAATCTAGATGATTCTTATGGGTTTAGTACACCTTTGCCTAATACTTTCACCGATTCCACATATGGAATACAAGGAACTTCAGACCTTTCAGTGAATGACCAATTGGACGTTAGTGAAACGGCTGAACCAATCATAGATACGATTGGTGTTTTAAATCAATATGGTCCTGAACAATATAGTATAACAAATATTCAAACGGTAATAAGTAGTATTGGTAGTCAATTAGACTATTTACAGAGTTTTGTTCCTTCACCGAGTAGAGGTAGTTTAGGGTTAATTTCAATATTAACGGGTGACGATAATGGTGAGGGTGATACTGAAATGGTTTCTATCGCACGTGCTCAACTTAGGGGTATGGCATTGGAAACGATGGGTGTTAAGTTAAGAGAATCTACTTTAGGTAGAATTAACGCATTAGACGCCATTAATGACCCAACGGCTTTAGACGGGTTACTAACAGGAAGAGAAAGTATTATTGAAAGAGATTACCAAATTACAGTTCCCGGTAATCCGATAACAAGAGCGGCAGAATATTTCGCAAGAGTTTCGGGGACACAGTTACCCGTTTCTTATATTCCTGGTGAGTTCTTTGAAGAAAATGTTGAAAAAGGTAAAGTTGAAGGGTTTTTAGATAAGGCTGGTTCTGCGATTGGTCAAGTATTAAATTTAGACTTTAACAGTCACAAAAAAACATATAGTCAAAAACTATTACAATATACTTCGGGTGGTCAAAAATCAAGACTATTTAAATCCGTAAATTATAACAAATATAAACCAAACTTTGATAGTAGTGTTGGGGGTGTTTTAAACAATGTTGTTGGGTTTGTCCAAGGACTTGTAGGGTTAGACCCTTCAGATGGGTCTTTTTACGTTGGTTCGCCAGACTCAGACCCAGGAACAATCTTTAACTATGATAGTCAAAGTAACACACAAAAAGGGTTTATTGTTTCAGGACCGTCTAAGATGGTTAAAATGTTTGAGGGTGATATACCATTAAACACATACCCACAGAGTGGTAGAAAGTACTTAAACGGTACTAGACCAAGAAATACAGAAACCGATTTCATTTGGATTGGTGATGGTAATGATATACCAAGAGGAACGATAGATGGTGTTTCCGTACAATCAAACGAGAAAACCATTAAAGAAGATACTCTTTTAGGGTTCACAGAAAAAATGGTTCAAGACGCATCCGCATTAGAGGGTGAAGCAAGATTAAAACATCCCGGTACTGTTATAAGTAACGTGGCCTACAAATATCATGATGGGTATAAAATAATATCTAAAGGTAGTGGGGTTATAGGTGAGGATGATGACTTCTGTCGTGTATGGACTAAAGATTACGGATATGACCGTTATGGAAGGTTGGTTAGACATAAAGGGATACAAAATAATCAGAGAAGGGTTCCTGGTTCTGTAATCAGGTCACAAATGATGTTAAATATCGGACCAACTAAAGATAATGATGGAGAAAATATAAATTTTGGGACAGATAAAGAAGGTAAGAACTTAACTAAGTATATGTTCTCAATTGAGAATTTAGCGTGGGTTGGTTCTGATAAATTAAAAGACCGACCAATATGTGAACAAGGACCTAACGATGGTAGAATTATGTGGTTCCCTCCTTATGATTTAAAATATACCGACGACAACAGAGCTAGTTGGACCACACACACGTTCCTAGGTAGACCTGAACCTGTATATACATATAATAATTCAGAAAGAAGTGGTACTATTAACTTTAAAGTTGTTGTTGACCACCCTTCAATTGTTAATTTATTAAGAAAAAAATTAGAGAAGAATATATCTCCAGAGAAACAAGAGGAGATAATGACCGCTTTCTTTGCTGGTTGTAAAGATTATGATATTTACGAATTAGCAAGTGAGTTTAGTTCACTATCAATGAACGATGTTGAAAGGCTTGACGAATATTTAAAATTAGAAGGGGACTTAAAATCTGATGTAAAAGATGGAGAAAAAGTCATTACTAAACCAGTAGAATCGGTGAAGAAAATTAAGTCTGTTTTTGAAGAAAAATATGATAGTAAAACGAAAGATATTCAGTTATATTGGTTTAATGATGTACCTGGACCAAACACAACGGCAGATAAGACACCTAATTCGGAGTTTGATAATGACCTTAATGGTTATATAGAAAGGTTTGACGCACCTCAAGAAATAGATAGTGATTACCAAAAAAAGGTTAACGAACTTACAGACGATGATTTATTTGAAGGAGATGTTAATTGGGGGGAAAATGAATTGTTGGTTTTTAAAGGTATTTTAGATAATATTAAATCGGTTGTTGAAGAATTAAAGACAACGGTTAGTGAGACCCTTAACCAAGAAGACGACACAGAGGATAAATTCACATTTGAAATAAAAATAAAAGCGACCACGTCTGCGGTTGCGACACAAGAATATAACGATGCTTTAGCTAGTAGAAGAGCGGAATCACTTAAGAAATATTTGTTAGGGGATAAAGACCAAAAAAGGATATCTATAGTAATAGAATCAATAGGTGAAAATCCTGAATTCTCAGGTTTGAATTGTACTAAACTACAAAACACCACTAAAGGTAAAATATACTCAAAATCGGCAACCTATTGTCGTACGGCAACCGCTAGTATTGCTGTATTAGGTGAACCAACAGTTCCTGTATATAAGCCGGGAAAAACAGAACCAACATACAAGAAAGCGATAGATAAAATAGAAAAAAACCCTGAGAATAAAGACGGTTGGGATTTAATATTAAAAACTATTCACTCTGAATGTGATTACTTTTTAGAATTAAAAGAAACTGACCCGTTGGTGTTTGGAAGCTTAGTGGAGAAATTAAAATATTTCCAACCAGGTTTTCACTCAACAACACCTGAAGGGTTAAACTCACGATTAACATTCTTACAACAATGTTTAAGACCCGGTGAAACAATAAAAGTTTTTGATGAAAACAAAAATGAAGTTACTGACCTATCATCAAATAGTGCGTTTGGGAAACCACCAATCTGTGTATTAAGAATTGGAGACTTTTTCCATACCAAAATGGTTGTTGATAATGTCAATTTTTCGTATGACGATGCGTTATGGGATATGAACCCTGAGGGTATTGGGATGCAACCAATGATTGCGTCTGTTAATATGGGGGTTAAGTTTATTGGTGGTCACGGTATTGGTGGTGCGGTTAACGAATTACAAAACGCATTATCGTTTAATTATTATGCGAACACAGAAGTTTATGATTGGATGTCGACTGAGACTGATGGTGGTAGAGACCCTAAAAAGGTTGAAGAAATTCAAAACGCGTATAAAGATAGAATGACTAAACAATTATCAGACAATTTAAATAACCCAGAAATATCAAAAGATGATGACGAATATTGGGGTAATTTAATGGAAAGTGATACTGAAAATATTACATACAATCAGTTTTATAATAACTTTACTGAGAGTATTAATGATTACGCAAACGAGTTAATCACTCAGACGAAAACTCTATACGACAAATTTGGTAACTCTGCGGTACGACTACTTTATGATAAAGAAAAAAGATGGAACATAAAATCCGTTACAAAATATAGTACGACTGATAGTGTTGAAATAGGGTATATTGGTAGAGATGATTATGATTATAATGAAGCTTATGATAAGATATTATTTCTCATTCAATTAGTGGTTGATAATGTAAACGAATTTGCAGACGAAATCTACATCGAACTAAAGAAAACGATAAACTTCAATGAAGAGAAAAACGAAGAATATATAAAAATAAATAAACACTTATTAAAAGAGGTTAAAAAGAAATTTTCCGATTTTGGAATACAAATACAGGACTCCATAAGTGCGGTACACAATAAACAGAAATCATTGCAAGAACCATTAGATGCTTTTAATATCATCTTAGGTGATGAAATTGATGGGTATAGAGGTAAAGACAACGAGTTTGTTGTGAAATACCTTAATAATCTAACACAGGATAATGGTGATTTATCGGGTGATTTTGAATCGGCGTTAAATAAAGCGAAAAAACTTTATGATGATTATGTGTCCACACTATCTGGCGAAAGTAAAGAATATGAAATAAGTTCTAAATCTGAATTAACAGACATAAGTAAAGGAAACATCACTTTAGACGCTGCTCTTTATTATTACAATGAATTACTACCCTTATTTTTAAATGATGGTATACTTGATATTGATGAACAAATCAAAAACAATACGGAATTTGATAGACGTATTAGAAGAAAATTTGCAGAACAGTTAGTGATTATAAAAAATAAAAACGTTAAGACTCTTAATGTTGATAGTGTTACTTGGGAAAACGTTGTTAAAACAAACCAAGTTTATGACTTTAGGTTAACCGAATCTATTGACCCGTCAAACACTGAGATATTAAATGAATATTATAGACAAGTTAATCCTAATAAAGAGGATTCTAAGGGAATATGGAATCCATTTACAATGCCTAGTTTAGGTTCTCCAGATTCTGCGGTACTTTATAATCCGCCTAACCAATTTAGTAATGACCCTCAAATGGCCTAAAAATTATGCAGTACTACGATAGATATTCTGAATTTCATTTTAACGGAGAACACAAAGTTGTTCCGGCGATTAATCTGAATAAAAAAGGTTCTGATGTTGTTGTTACCTATAAAAAAGGTGTATCAAGATTGGATAAATTTTCACAACAATATTACGGGACACCGTTCTTTAATTGGTTAATATTACAGGCAAACCCAAAATATGGTGGTTTAGAGTGGAATATTCCGGATGGTGATACTATAATTATACCATTCCCTTTGGTCCCAACTTTAGAAGAGTATAAGACAAAGGTAGACGAATATTACTACTACTATGGCAGATAAAATACAGAAAGGTAATATCTTTGTTCAGAAAGAGGAGAACAACTTAGTCATTATCGACCCGAATAAAGTACATACGGGTGGTAAGACAGGTGCTCCTGTTGACAGGTACGTACCTCAAGAAGATTTAGTTTATTTTGTTAACTTAGAAGCTAACCCTGTACCACGTAGTATTTTAGATGTTGGTGGGAACGAAGAAACGGTTAGGAACGTGGTTGCCTATGGTAAGGTAAATTACTTAGGACCGAACGGTGGTAAACCAATGGACACTTCATGGACCGAAGATTTTTCGGGTAAAACAAATAGTAAAACTGCGATATCAGACACTAAGAGAGAATATTATACGGGTAATGTTGATTACGATTTCCAAATGGAGAATCAATATAATACTCAGTTATTGGGTATTAAAGATATTAAGATTGATACTAAACCCGACAATTTAAAAACCTCAATTATTACGATTAGAATGGTTGACGTTAGGGGACGTGCTTTATTTGATAAAGGACCTTCTTCGATTTACTCAACATTTTTTCATTTACCATATCCACAGTTTTATTTAACGGTTAAAGGTTATTATGGTGAAGCGATAACATATCAAATGGTATTATCGGGACAAGTGAAAACTTCGTTTGAGAGTGATGGTGATTATTATGTCACTGCATCATTTATGGCGACAAACCAAAAATTATTAAATGATATTCGATTAAAGGATGCCGAAGTGGCACCTTATCTTTTTGAATATGTAAAACCAAAGACAGATGCTGACGGGGAGGTTAAAACTTGTAAATCAACCAAAGGGTTCGACATACTAAATCAAGTTTATCTTAATTACGGTAAAGATAATTTAATTAGTGAAAAGTTGGCTAAAAAACCATTAACATTACCACAGTTAAGTAAGTTAGTTAAAAGGTTAGATACATTCTTAGAGGATGATTTAATGGACGAAGCGGACATTAGTTTTTTCTCTGACATATCGGAGTATGGTAAAGTATTATCACAATTAAACACTGCGGTTATTGAGTGGTTTAGTAAATTCTGTAACGTAAATAATCCAATACCTATTGATGACGATAAAGGAGGTCAATACTTTGAATTTAAAAAGGCGTATCAGGGTGGGATTCTAAAAACAAAAGTAGGGGATAAGGTAACGGGTTCGTTTAATATCCTTGAAGATAAAAAATATAACCAATCGATATATACGATTATAGATGGATACCTTAAAAGGTTAAGTGAGATTAAGTATTTTGGTAAACATCAAAAACTTGTGTTAAAAACTGATGAAAAGGGAGGTATGAATGAAATCACATATACCTCAATAAACACGTCTAAATTAAATCATTCGTTATTGATTTATAATTTTAAGAAAAAACAAGTAAGAATTGATTTGTTTATTGATGAGTTAGAAAAAGTGATTAACACATATACTCGTGAATACGAACAAATTAAAGACCAAGTCGAAGAGGTTTTAAGTAATGTACAAAACAATTACTTAGGGTTTGAACCTACACTTAAAAACGTGATGGGTGTTATATTGGCAAACACAGAGACGTTTTTAAAGGTTATGAAATATACTCACGACCTGTCTTATAAGCAAAGGTTTAATGGAGACAGAAAAAAGGGTATTGATATGAAAGATAATCCCGATTCTGTTAATGATGTCGTCTATCCGTTTCCTACGATATATGATAAAAACAAAGAGGGTCGATTAGAGGAATATTATCCTGGTGACCCTGCGGTTAAGAGTAAATTAAAGGGTTACGACACTGCGACATGGCCTGAGGTTAAATTGGTTGAAGAGTATCTTTCAGCCGCAACAACGAATGGGGCTATATCATCAGAATTTTGTGATACCGCAACGACTGACAAAACATCTAAGGTCTCGGATAAAGTGAGATATGGTGTTTTAACTAAGGATTTAACCGATAATGAGGGGGCGTTTAACGAGTCATCATTTTCAGGTTTAATATATAGATTATATAATAGGGCAATTTATTCTGTATTAGGTACAGGGTTTTCTAAAAAGACTATTGATGTTATTGGTTACGAAGATGCTAATAATGGTAAATACTCTATCAATCGACTACTTAACGGTAAGAACTTATTTAAGGAAGGGGTAACCAATTTAAACGCATTGTTTGGTGGAGGTTATTTGGGTAAAGATATCCAACTAATAGAAACCGCTAAGAGTTTAATACTTACAAAATCCACTGAGAAAGATATAGAAGACCGTAATAGTTTTACGGTAATTGACACAATTGTTGATGAAACCGTTGTTAAGATAAGTCCTTTTGCAAAGGCGGGGGACGTTTTAATGGAGGAGGTTAAAAAATACGAAACACACGGATTAGAGCCTTATCCATATACTAATGACGAATGGTGTAAAGACAATTTAAAAATTAACAAAACAAATAAGTTTAACAGAAAGGTTAGTACCACATATACGGAAAGTTTAAGGTATACGGTATCTAACTCGGACAAAGATGTTACAAAAGAAGATTTATTTCTTAGTTCAGACATAAATCCGTTACAAACACCTAATTTTGTTACAACAGATTCAGATATATCAAAAGCATATTGGTTATTAAATACGATACCAACTAAGTCGATGACTGACATTTACGAAGGTGAGAATTCGCTTAAACAAAACTACTTCGCAAGATTTTTAGGTGGGGATATAAAAGAGGTCTCTAATGTACAATTATTGAAGTGGGGGTCTATGTGGTATAGATATACACATCAACTCGAAACTAATGAAGATATCTTAGATAATGTTTGGGGTGATTTAGACATTAGTGGGTATAGTCAAAACCTATATGATATTAAAGGAAACAGTAACGGAGTTAGTACCTTTTTTAATTATGATATAACAAGTGAGAATATCTCTTTAGGGTTTTACCCTGAGTTGATAATTGACAAACTTAACAGGGTTATTAATGATGTTGAATTTGAGGTTGAGAAGATACAAGAGTATATTGATTCGGGTAAACTAGTTATTAAAAAAATAGGAAACATTATAACGACAGAGGAGTCAGATAAGCAAAGTATTGATTTGTATAGGTGTTATTATATAACAGAGGAAGGGATTATTAGATTACCTTCATACTCAGGACCTATCACCCCTATTAGTAAAAATAAAATACCTGTGTTGGTTAACCGTTCAGTGTCAGAAGATTGGGACGGTCAGTTTGATAAAGGTGTGTTTGAAGATTTACCGTTCTCAACAGTAAGTAGACCAAAAACCGATGAGCATGTCATTAACAGTGAGGGTACATTGTCTTATGGTCATATTGAAAGTTTAGTGTCGTTGTTTAGTTATGAAACGTTAGAAAAGTTTAAAACAATGTTTATAGATTTTGCTAAGAGAAAATCAGACAACAATGTGGGGTCTTATGAGAATTTCTACTATGAGTTATTAAAGTCGGATACCGAGTTAGAGGAGTCATTTGTAAAAAACAACATAGAAAACATTTCAAAAAATAAGGGTTTAATTGATGTTATTAAAATATCGTTTGATAAAGCAATAGATGTAAAACTTTCGGTATTATCATCATATGTTGATAGTTTTGTAAAAGAACCGATTAAGTTTGCTGAGTTTAAAACAATCGCAATGGACGACAATTTATTCTTTAAGATAAATGGGTCTGTTAGTCGTGATGATGTTAATGACATAAGAAAAAGTTTTTTCGAGTTATCGGACATCGCACCTACAGAACAAAACTTCAAGGACTTTAAGGGTATTATTAATGTATGGGCGGAATGGAAGTTATCGAACACAGGTGGTGATATAGATGGGTTTAAGAGTTCTTTATTACCTACATTGACAGGTTTCATAGGTAAAATAGACGGGTATATTGACAATATATTCAAAAACTTTAGTGAGTTAATAAATGCCGAGGACGGTAACAGTGCATTGGAAAAAAGTGCTAGTGATATATCAGGGGTTGAGTTACAGAAAATTACTTACCGTATATTAAAGAATATTAATGATACATGGATTGGTGGGTTCGATTGGGATAAGGCTAACTTAGCTAAGTTATTTAAATATCTTAATTACCTTAACGAACCAATAGGTGATAAGTTCCTTATGGATGTTAGAGTATTGAATAAATATTTTAATGAGTCAAATAAGGGAAAACCTATCGCGTCATTTATATCGATGATATTAAAAGATAATGCGTTATCAGAACCAATGTCATTTGCATCAAATGTGAATTTCTACGGTAATTTAACTAACGCGGCTGAAAATATTAAAGACGCACAGAAATTAGCCAATGATGTGTTTGGTACACATACAACGGTTAATAAAAACGGATTACCTGGTTTTGTTGTGTTCTTTAGGTCAAACGAGTCCGAGTACTTAAACATTAAAAAACCAAACTTCAAATACGGTAGTGACGGTTTTGACATTGCGGTTAAGAATCCAATATCGGATAAACCCACAGATGTAAAACAATTGAGAGAAGGTAATCGTGGAGTTGCGTTTAATGTTGACTTTGGAATTCAAAACCAAAATATGTTTACAGATTTTAGTATTGAATCTTATGATGGGGTTAAATCGGGTGAAGAACTTATTGTTACTGAGAATATTGCCAATATGAGAAAAGGAACCACTGCGTCTTCTATTTCTACAAACTTATTGGATGTTATGAAAACGAGAGTTTATCAGTGTTCTATCAAAATGATGGGTAATGCGATGATACAACCGTTTATGTATTTCAACTTAAGATATATACCGATATATTCAGGAACTTATTTTATTCTATCTGTCGAACATACACTTTCACCAGATTCAGGAATGATTACGACGTTTAAGGGTGTAAGAATATCTAAGGCTAGTGTTTCTAACATCGATAAAGGGATGGTAAAAGCACGAAGAAATTTATTAGACAATTTAATAGAAAAATTAGTTACTAAGAAAAGGGCTACCGAACTTACAAAACCTAATGTCTATGGTGGTGATACTGAAAATCAAGGGAATACGGGTGTTAAACAAACTGCGGACGTTGGTTGTGTTGTTTCAAAGTATTGGACTAATAACGGTAAGAATCCAATCCCTAAGTATGATATACCAAACAGTCCTACGAGATTGACTGATTTAGAACTTAAAGGATTAATAGAGACGGCTGCTAGTCAGTTACCTAATTATAGTGATACTGTTAAGAATGGATTAATGGCAATGACATTTACGGTCTCTAAGAGAGAACAGGGTAGAGGTAATGGTGTAAGGTTCTTATATGATAACCCATTCGGATTACACTTAGACGGTGGTGGTCAGAGTACCTTTAGAGAGGAAATTAAAGGGTATTTCTGTCCTTCGACTAGTGATGGATATGTTAGGTCTACGGCAATATTCCATGATGTAAGTAAAGAAGAAAAGGTTGAAGATGGTATTGTAAGAGCATATAAAGCATTTATGAAGTCAATGAAGAAACGTGGGGAAACTTATTACGGAGCGAATCATTGGGAAAGTGAGAATTCCGCAAACCCTGAATATTTAGCTAGTTTATGGGCGTTCTATTGGAATACTAGTTACAAAGCGATTAAAGATGAAGGGGATACGAAAGGTAACTTAATAAGTGAGTATGACAATGGTAAGGTATCGTATAAGAATGGTACTAACAAAGACTATTCAGATGAGTTTGATACCTTTACTAAGTACAACGCTACTTTTAATAAACTATAAAACCTGATATTTTAATATTTGGTTATATTTATATATAAACACATTATTATGGAAAATAATAAATTACAAAACGCATTAAATCAGTTTTTAGGTAGAAACGTTGTTGTTGAAGACAAAGGTGACTATCAAGAAGTATGTGATTTACAAACAGGTGACTGTTACACTATCAGAACAAAAGACGGTTTAATTGAGAGACAAACAAGATTAGATAAAAAATTTATAACTGAGGACGGTAGAACGTTACTTAGAGGGTAATATTATATATTATGAAAAAAACACAAGAAGAGCTTCTTAATGAGGAGTTAGGTAGGTTTATGTCTATCAACAAATATGTTGGTACTATTAACGAACAAGAGTTAGGTGGTGAAGAGGAGGTGTCTACTGAATTACCAACAGGGTTGGATACAGAGACTCCTGAATTAGAGGACGAGGTTGAAACAGAAGATGAAGTATCAACTGAAGAACCAGGTGGTGGTTTGGATGATGCGTTATCGACTACTGAGGAATTACCTATGGGTGATGAAGAGGAGTTAGAAACAACAGAAGATTCAGATACTGAAGAAGTAGATGTTACTGATTTAGTTGACGGACAAAAAGAATTAGAGGAAAAATTTAAATCAACGGAAGAAAAGATTAGTCAATCGGTCGAAAAAGTTGATGGAGTATTTTCTAAGTTAGATGACTTAGAACAAAAAATGGGTGAATTGGATAAGTTATATAATGCGATTGACGACTTAGGTGATAAAATCGAACAAGCTAAACCAAAAACCCCTGAACAAAAATTAGAATTACGTTCATTAGATTCATACCCTTACAATCAGAAATTAACAGATTTCTTTGATGATAAGGAAGTTGAAATGGATGTGACAGGTAAGGATGATTATGTATTAACATCTGATGACGTTAAAAATATGTCAGAAAAAGATGTTAAGGATTCATTCGTAGCACCTGATGAGGTTGAGGAAAACGACTAAGAAAAAAACAATCTAAATATTAAAAGGGGTACGAAAGTATCCCTTTTTTTTATTCTTTATATATTTATTAGTATGGATATTAGAGAAACTATTAAAGAGGATTTGGCCGTTTGGTTCGGGACTAAGAAAAAACCGAAAGGAAGTAAACAACCAAAAGGACCATGGGTTAATATTTGTAAAAAGAAAAAGGGAGGTGGACATCCACCTTGCGGTCGTTCAGATGATGACGGTGATGGGAAAAAAGATGGTGCTTATCCTAAATGTAGAGCAGTCCATGTCGCATCCAAAATGTCAGATGATGCCAAAAAAAAGGCATGTGGACAAAAAAGAAGGGCTGAAAAGAAAACCCCTAAAACGGGTAAGGGTAATAAACCTACAATGGTATCCAACAAAAACTTAAAAGAAAATATGTCAAAGACAGTTAAGATTACAGAAATAGAACTATATACTATAGTTGAAAATGTTATAAAAGAACAAAAAGAAAAATTATCAAAGTTTGATTCGGTATCGGATATCGCTGAATGGTCTAAAATAGTCTCACAATTTTCAGGTGACGATTTTAGATTTGTAGAATATAAAAGATTTAGAGCCGCGACTGATAGTGATGGTGAGTATTTAGCTCATTGGGACCATAAATTAGGAATGGGGTTCTTTGATGAGATGGCTTTAATCCCTGAAGATAGTTTAGAAGGATTAGGTATTGTTAAAGACGATAAAGAGTACGAGTTTTTTGGTGATTTAAATGAGACCGACTTACTTGAAGGTAAGAAAAAAAGTAAAAGTAAAAAATCTAAAAACGCTTTATGTGCGAGAGGTAAGTCAGCGGCTAAGGCTAAGTTTGACGTTTACCCGTCAGCATATGCTAACGGATATGCGGTACAGGTCTGTAAAGGTACTATAAAAGGTTTAGACGGTAAAAAAAGGTGTTCAGGTAAATATTGTAAGGGTAAAAAGTAATAAACTATTATTCGTTTATTTTTAATATTGAAAGGGTTATATTTATAGATATAATCCTTTTTTTTTATGTCATTTTATTATAAATTTGGTACTGTTGAAACTACAACCCCTTGGAATAGACCTACATTGGAGGTGTTTAATGAGTGGTGGGAAGAATTCAAAACATTTGAAGGTGTTTCTGATTATGATTTCTATCTGTCAGGTAGTTTTCTGACTTTAAGAGATACTGATAAAACATGGGACGTAGATGTTATAGTAACAGGTCCGATTAAAAATTTTGTAAATTTAAGTGATATTTTAAAACACGGTAGGTTATTAGGGTTTCAGAAAAAAATCTTTATAGACCTTTTCTATTACGACTCGATAGAGTTTTGTTACGGTGAAATTAGTGAGGAAAATATTAAGTACTACCTTAAAGGTTTTTTACTTGGGCAAGAACTTAAGATTGTTGATGGTAAAACTGAGGTCGATAGAAAACTTCATAGTACTTTAACTCCGGGTAAGCCATATGGTTCCGATGTGGGATTTGTTTACACAAAACAACCAACAGTCAAACAGTTAAACAACAAGGAAAAATATCACCCTACAAACCGAGCAAAAAAACTAAATTAAACTTCTCTACGTTCAACATATTAGTTGACTTATTAATAATAATGTGTATCTTTACATTGGGTTAGATAACCAAACACGAGAACGGGTTATAACCGAACAATAATTTATTAATAACAAAAAAAGTAAACATGTCAAACATTTTAGACGCGGTTCTACAACAGTACGAATCAAACAAAATCGAGCCAAAATCAAACTCGAACAGAATGTCTCAAGACGAGAGACTTAAAAAGTATTTCACCACTATCTTACAGAAAGGTGAAAGAGAAGGTCAAAAAAGAGTACGTATCCTACCTACTGCAGATGGTACGTCACCATTCAAAGAAGTATGGTTCCACGAATGTCAAGTTGGTGGTAGATGGATGAAAATCTATGACCCAGGAAAGAACGAAGGTAAACGTTCACCATTAAATGAAGTTAACGAAGCACTTATGATGACGGGTTCTGAGCAAGACAAAGTCTTGGCAAGACAGTACAAGTCACGTAAATTCTATATCGTTAAAGTAATCGACCAAGACAAGCCTGAAGATGGTGTTAAGTTTTGGAGATTCAAACACAACTACAAAGGTGATGGTATCTTAGACAAGATTATTCCAATTTGGAAAAACAAAGGAGATGTAACTGACCCAGCGGTTGGTAGAGATTTAATCCTTTCACTTTCATTAGTAAAAGCACCAAACGGAAAAGAATATACTAACGTTGCGTCAATCATGTATGATGACCCAACACCTATTTCTACAGACGCGGCACAACAATCAGAGTGGACCGATAACGTTATGACGTGGGAAGATGTATATGCTAAGAAACCTGAAGAATATTTAGAGGCTATCGCTCAAGGTCACGAACCAAGATGGAGTTCAGATGCTGGTAAGTACGTATATGGAGACGGTGAGAACATCGTAGAAATTTCAGGAGGTACGTCTACAACCACAAAGGTTGAGACTGCACCAACACAGGTAAAAATAGAAGATACTCAAGCGAACGCTAAGGTAGACGAAGACTTACCATTTTAATAAACACTAATCACATGGTACCGACATTCGTGTCGGTACCATATTATCACACAAACAAATATGGCATTAAAGAAAAAAGACTTTAGTAGTATTAAATCAAAATTCTCAAAACAGGCGAAGTTCAAGGCTGATAAATTTTTTGATTTAGGACCATCCTTTTTAGATGCAACAGGATTACCAGGACCTGCTATGGGACACATCAATATGATGTTAGGACATTCAGATACAGGTAAGACGACGGCATTGGTAAAGTCAGCGGTAGACGCTCAGAAGAAGGGTATATTACCTGTGTTTGTAATTACTGAACAGAAATGGGATTTTCCACACGCAAAGTTGATGGGATTAGAAATTGAAGAGGTAGTTGATGAAGAAACAGGGGAAATTGAATATGATGGGTTTTTCTTATTCAATAACCACTTTGAGTATATTGAGCAAATTACAGATTATATCAATGAACTGTTAGACGCTCAGGCTAAAGGTGACTTACCATATGACTTACTTTTCCTTTGGGATTCAGTAGGTTCAGTACCATGTAAAATGACTTATGATGGTAAGGGTGGTAAACAACACAATGCTTCGGTATTGTCGGATAAAATTGGAATGGGTCTTAATCAAAGAATCTCAGGTTCTAGAAGAACAGATAGACCTCACACCAATACATTATTAGTGGTAAATCAACCATGGGTTGAGTTACCAGATAACCCATTTGGGCAACCAAAGATTAAAGCTAAGGGAGGGGAATCGTTATGGTTAAACTCAACATTAGTATTCTTATTTGGTAATCAAAAAGGCGCTGGAACAACTAAAATTTCGGCAGTAAAAGACAAAAGAAAGGTAAGATTCGCAACAAGAACTAGAATATCTATTATGAAAAACCACGTAAATGGAATGGGGTATGAAGATGGTAGAATTTTAGTCACTGCTCACGGTTTCTTATCAGGTAAAGATTCGGCGGAAGAGAAAAAATCTTTAGAGAAATACAAGGCTGATAACGCTCCTTATTGGAAGACGATGTTAGGTATTGAAGGAGAGTTTGGTCTTTCGGTGGACGGAGAGTAGAGAGAGTAAAAAGTATATATGGTTTAACCTTTCAAGGTATATAAATGAAAAACACGTTAGTAGTTGACGGAGACAACTTATTTAGAATAGGATTTTACGGAGTAAAGAACTTTTACACTAAAGGAAAGCATGTTGGAGCTATATACCATTTCTTAAATACGATTAAGAGACATATTCAGGCCCATAATTATAACAAGATAGTAGTATTTTGGGATGGGTCTGAAAACTCTTCGTTTAGGAAAAAAATATTCTTACATTATAAAGATAATCGTAAGAGTAGAAACTTATCAGAAGAACAACAAGAGTCTTATAACTTCCAAAGACAGAGAGTAAAACAATATTTAGAAGAATTATTTGTACGACAATCAGAATTTAATGTTTGTGAGGCAGATGATAATATTGCGTTTTATTGTCAAAATTCAGAAAACGAAACAAAGGTTATTTTCTCATCGGACAAAGACCTTACACAACTTATTAGTGACGATGTCAAAGTTTTTTCGCCTACAAATTCATATATGTATGAATTGGGTGATAAGATTGAATTGAATAAAGTTGACATACCGACATATAACGTTGCACTTACAAAGATTTTTGTTGGAGATAAGAGTGATAATATTGATGGTATTCAGATGTTAGGTGAGAAGACTTTCGTTAAACTTTTCCCAAAGGTGTTAGACGAAGAGGTTAGTGTCGAGAACATTATTGAACAGGCGGAACGCATATTTTCTGACGATAAGAATAATAGGTTAATAAACAACATTCTTACGGGTAAAACCAAGAGAGGTGTGTTTGGTGAAGAATTTTTAAATATTAACAAACAAATCGTTGATTTAAGCGTACCTTTGTTGACCGACGAGGCAAAAAATGATATACTTGAATTAGTGAACGAACCATTAGACCCGACAGGTAGGGGATGGCAGAACTTAATTAAAATGATGCACGAAGACGGGTTATTTCAGTTCTTACCTAAACGTGACGATGGTTGGACAGAGTTTTTCACGCCACTCTTAAAATTGGCGAGAACAGAGAAAGAAACATTTAGTAAAACAAACAAAAGAAGAAGACATGAAAGAAAAAAACGATAACTCAACAAAATTTGAGTTTCTATTAAAATTGAATGACAATATTGTATGTCAAAGATATTTTAATGTCAAAGGATTCAATTCTAAAACGTTAAAATCGTTAGAACTTCACAATGAAGTTGCCGATGTAGTCAATGAATTAAAAGAAACATTGAAGTACAAAACTAGTGACTATATGGCGGAAAACTACCACTTATTTTTAGATGGTGGTGACTTAGAAAAAGGGAATACTCAGAACGATTATTTCACTATTTCGATACGTAAGGACGATAGAGATGTAATTACTCGTTACTTTGAAGGTTCAATCTACCCACCTAAAGTTAGGTACACGGTAGATATCAGACCAACACTAAGAAGAATCTTAAAAAATTTCACCGACACATTGTCAGGAAAAAACGCAACAACAAACTATCTAACTTACAAACTTTAATAGTATTTATTTTAGGGTAGTTAATTAAACGAGTATATATGAAGGATAAAAATTTTGGATATTTAGGACATAGCTTTCAAATATCTCTACTAAATAATTTAGTGGAAGATAAGAGATTTGCAACGACTATCATTGACGTGATAGACCCTAAGTATTTTGACAATCAGTATTTTAAATTGATTGGTCAAATGGTGAAAGAGTACCACAGAAAATATGAAACTTCACCTTCATATGATGCACTCGAGCAAATTGCGAGATTAGAGGTAACACAAGAAATGGCACAAAGAAATGTCATGGATATGATACGTCAAATCAAAGAGCACGAATCTAAAGACCCATTGTTTATCCAAGAAAAGGCGACTAAGTTTTGTAAACAACAAGAGTTAGGTAAAGCAATGGCTAAAGTTAAAGAGATAATGGACAAAGGAGACTTTGAAAATTACGAAAGAGCTGAGGCGTATATTCGTGAAGCATTACAGGTAGGTGAAAAAGATTTGGGAACCCAAGACGTATTCGACCACTTAAGTACTGTTTTAGATGATGATTATAGACATCCGATACCTATGGGTATTGAGGGGTTAGATAATCTCTTAAATGGTGGTTTAGCGAAAGGAGAGCTTGGAGTGATATTAGCACCGACAGGTGTTGGTAAAACAACCATACTTAGTAAAATTGCGAACTCCGCGTATAATTTAGGGTATAATGTTCTTCAAATATTCTTTGAAGATAATCCTAAGATTATACAAAGAAAACATTTCACTATGTGGACAGGTATCGCACCTCAAGAATTGTCAGACAATCGAGATGATGTTATGACAAAAGTAAATGAGATTAAGGCCAATAGTGAAGGTAAGTTAATATTGAAAAAGTTACCATCTGATTCTCTTACATTGGGACAGATTAAGAGTCAGGTTAGAAAGATAATCGCAGAGGGCACTAAAATCGATTTAATTGTAATGGATTATATTGATTGTGTGGCGGCTGAGAAGAATTTCAGTGGTGACGAATGGAAAAGTGAAGGAAATATTATGAGACAATTTGAGGCTATGTGTTACGAATTTGATGTTGCTGCTTGGACTGCAACACAAGGTAACCGTTCTTCGATTTCATCTGAGGTCGTTACGACTGACCAAATGGGTGGGTCGATTAAAAAGGCACAGGTTGGACACGTAATTATTTCTGTAGCAAAAACACTTCAACAAAAAGAATTAGGACTCGCGACAATCGCTATTACTAAGAGTCGTTTAGGACAAGACGGTGTTGTATTTGAAAATTGTAAGTTTGATAATAAATTATTAGATATCAGTACTGAACAAACAAATACATTCTTAGGGTTTGAAGAAAACAAAGAAGAGAAAAGAAGGGACCGTGTGTTACAAGCACTACAAAGAAGGAACCAAACTTTAGGGAAATCAAACAAAACAAATAATTAAAACATTATTATGAAACAAGTAGAACCTATTTTACAGGAAAATAAGGACCGTTTCGTCCTTTTTCCAATCAAGCACCATGACATTTGGGATTGGTACAAAAAATCTGAAGCATCCTTTTGGACTGCTGAGGAGATAGATTTATCCGCTGACTTTGGTCATTGGGAGAATCTAAACGAAGGTGAGAAACACTTCGTTAAAAACGTATTGGCGTTCTTTGCAGCGTCAGACGGTATAGTTAATGAAAACTTAGCTGAGAATTTTGTTAGTGAAGTACAGTATACTGAAGCTAAATTCTTTTATGGTTTTCAAATTATGATGGAGAACATTCATTCAGAGACATATTCTTTGTTGATTGATTCTTATATTAAAGATAAGGAAGAACAGAATAAATTATTCAACGCAATTGAGACGGTACCAGCGGTTAAGAAGAAAGCCGAGTGGGCATTAAAATGGATTGATTCTGATTCATTTGCTGAGAGATTGGTTGCTTTTGCTGCCGTTGAAGGGATTTTCTTTTCAGGGTCATTTGCCTCTATTTTTTGGTTAAAGAAAAGAGGGTTAATGCCAGGATTAAGTTTTTCTAATGAACTTATCTCAAGAGATGAAGCATTACACTGTGATTTTGCAGTACACTTACACAACAATCACTTAATTAATAAAGTACCACAAGAAAGAATCAAAGAAATTATTCTTTCAGCTTTAGAGATTGAGAAGGAATTTATTACAGAATCGTTACCAGTATCATTGATTGGTATGAATTCAGATTTAATGAAACAATATTTGGAATACGTTACTGATAGACTATTATCGTCATTAGAATGTCCAAAAGAGTTCGGTTCATCAAATCCGTTTGATTTTATGCAGAACATTGCATTACAAAATAAAACAAACTTTTTCGAGAAAAGAGTATCAGAATATTCTAAGAGTGGTGTAGGAGATAAAAAAGAAGATGAAGTTGACCCATTTGGTGGAATGGATATTGATTTTTAAAAAAAGAAAATAAGATGAGTAAAATGAGAGTATTAAAAAGAGATGGTTCTACTGACACAGTTAGATTAGACAAAATCTCATTAAGGATTAAAAAACAAACTTACGGGTTAAATACCGATTATGTTGATTACAACGCAGTCGCAATTAAAGTCGTAAACGGTTTATATGATGGTGTAACAACAGATGAATTGGATAATTTAGCATCTGAAACTGCGGCGTCTATGGCTACGATACATCCTGACTACTCTATACTCGCGGCACGTATCGCAATTACTGCGATGTACAAAAACATCGACAAACAATTCACGTCGGTGGCAAGTAAATTATATAATTATATTGAACCAAAAACAGGTGAACAGGCAGGTATGATTTCTGACGGTACTTATTCAGTAATTGAAAAGTATGGTGATAAATTAGATAAAATGATTGTTCATGATAGAGACTTTAACTTTGATTACTTCGGTTACAAAACGTTAGAAAAGTCTTACCTATTAAAGATTGATGGTAAAATTGCTGAGACACCTCAGCATTTGTATATGAGAGTGGCCGTAGGGATATGGGGAGATAATATTGAAAAAGTCGAATCGACTTACAATATGTTATCAACAGGAGTTATGACACACGCAACACCAACATTGTTTAATGCGGGAACTAAAAGACCACAATTATCGTCATGTTTCTTATTGGACATTGACGATGATTCAATTCAAGGAATTTATAAGACATTATCTGATTGTGCAGCTATTTCACAATCGGCGGGTGGTATTGGACTTAACATTCATAAGATTCGTTCTAAAGGTTCTTATATTAAAGGGACTAATGGAACATCGAATGGTATTATACCAATGTTAAAAGTATTCAACGAAACTGCGAGGTACGTAGACCAAGGTGGTGGTAAAAGAAAGGGGTCAATAGCCGTTTACTTAGAGCCATGGCACGCTGACATCTACGACTTTTTAGATTTAAGAAAGAATCACGGTAAAGAAGAATTAAGAGCGAGAGATTTATTCTTGGCGTTATGGATTTCAGATATATTCATGGAGAGAGTTAAGACCAATGGAGATTGGACATTATTCTCACCTAATGAAGTGCCAGGATTGATAGATGCTTATGATGATGGAGAGAACAAGGCGTTCAGTGATTTATACCAAAAGTATGAGTCAGAGGGTAAAGGTAAAACGATTAAGGCTCGTGAATTATGGGCGAAAGTTTTAGAATCACAAATTGAAACAGGAACTCCTTATATGTTATATAAAGACCCTGCGAATGCTAAGTCTAATCAAAAGAATTTAGGAACGATTAAGTCGTCTAACCTATGTACTGAAATTTTAGAGTATACAGATAAAGATGAAACTGCGGTTTGTAATTTAGCATCTATCGCATTACCAAAAATGGTAAACATACCTGAAGGTAAAGTACGTTCACAAAACAAAGGTTTGAGAACATTTGATTTTGATATGTTATACGATGTCGCATACAAAACGACTGTTAACTTAAATCAAGTGATTGATATTAATTACTATCCGACTCCTGAAACTAAACGTTCAAACTTTAGACACAGACCGATTGGTATTGGAATCCAAGGTCTTGCGGATGTATTCGCAATGATGGGATATCCTTTCGATTCTGAACTGGCGTCTAAATTGAATAAAGACATTTTTGAGACAATTTATTTCGCAGCGGTTACCGCATCTAAAGATAGAGCGAAGGACGAAGGTCATTATGAGACGTTTAAAGGGTCTCCACTTTCTGAGGGTAAATTCCAATATGAACTTTGGGGTTTCACTGACTCTGATATGTCAGGAAAATGGGATTGGAATTCGTTAAGAGATGAGGTGGTGGAACATGGTGTTAGAAATTCATTATTAATGGCACCAATGCCAACGGCATCTACGGCTCAGATATTAGGAAATAATGAATGTTTTGAACCATTCACTGCTAATATCTATAAAAGAAATACTTTATCGGGTGAGTATGTTATGGTAAACAAACATCTTATACAGGATTTGGTAAATTTAGGTCTTTGGAGTGATAAGGTGAGGTTACAAATGTTCGCTGGTAACGGTTCAGTACAACACATCGATGAGATACCACAAGAGGTTAAGGATAGGTATAAGACTGTTTGGGAAATTTCACAGAAGAAATTGATTGATATGGCAGCTGATAGAGGTGCGTTTATTGACCAATCACAGTCTATGAATTTATTTATGGAAGATGTTAACGCGGCTAAACTAACCGCAGCACACTTCCACGCATGGGAGAAGGGTCTTAAAACGGGTATGTATTATTTGAGGACGAGACCAAAAGCAGAAGCTTTAAAAGGTTTAGGTATTGATATGTCTACAATAGAAGAGACACCAAAAGAAGTTGTTGTTCCACAAATTGAGACACCAAAAATAACACAACCAACACCAATGACCGATGAACAGTTATTGAATGATATGGTTTGTTCGTTAGACAATCCTGACGACTGTGAAGCATGTGGTTCATAACCAAAAAAAACAGATTGATAAAAAGAGGGCTTAGGTCCTCTTTTTTATTTATTGACTTTAATAATGGGAGAAAATAGTTAATTTAATATTTATAGTAATAAAGCAACTAAATGGCGGATATAAATAATTTTGGGATTGATTTTCCTTTTTCGGATTCTACGAATGGGAAGTATTTAAAAATGACGAACACTTCAAGTAAAGAAGTAAGGGCGGCATTGATTCATTTGTTATTAACAAGAAAAGGAAGTCGTTATTATTTACCAAGTTTTGGGACTAAACTATATGACCATATATTTGAACCAATGGATGAGAGTACTTTCAGTAAGATACAACAAGATGTTGATGAATCTGTTAAAGAATTTTTACCACAACTAACGGTTAATAGTATAAAGGTTACTCCTTATTTAGAAACAGAAGAAAGTCCTGGTGAGTTTACAACAGGATTAGATGAAAGGCTTTATAGGGTGGCCGCTAAAGGTACTGAAGAGTACACGGCCAAATTAAGGATTGATTACACAAATAGTATTGGTCAATTCGCAGAAAGAGATTACATTTTAATTAACATATAACCATGGCAGATAAGATTTCATACGTAGAAAGAGACTTTTTGGGGTTAAGAACTGAATTAGTTAACCTAACAAAAGAGTATTACCCAGATTTAATACAAAATTATAACGATGCGTCATTATACTCGGTATTCTTAGATATGAACGCTGCGATTGGTGATAATTTACATTATCATATTGATAGAACAATGCAAGAGACTGTGTTGGACTACGCACAACAAAAACAATCAATATATAATATCGCCAGAACTTACGGATTAAAGTTACCGGGTAAAAGACCTTCAGTGACTTTAGTTGACTTTACAGTTAACGTTCCTGTTTCGGGGGATAAAGAAGATTCTAGATATTTGGGTATCCTAAGAAGAGGAGCTCAGGTGTCGGGTTCGGGACATATATTTGAAACGATTTACGATATTGACTTCTCAAGTCAGTATGATTTGAAAGGTAATCCAAACAGGACTAAAATTCCTATTGTTGATGGTTCGGGGACAATATTATCGTATAATATAACAAAAAGAGAGGTTGTTGTTAATGGGGTAACAAAGGTGTTTAAAAAAGTTATTAGACCTTCAGATGTTAAACCATTTATGAGATTATACCTACCGGATGAAGATGTGTTAGGGATTGTGGATGTTATAGAAAAACAAGGAACAACATTTAGTACAGTACCGTCAGATGCAGAATTTAGAAAAACTAAAAATAAGTGGTATGAGGTTAAAAGTTTATCACAGGATAGAATTTTTACTCAAGACCCGACATCTCCTTCAGACCAACCAGGTGTTGTAAGGGGTAAGTATAAAACAGTTGATAGAAGATTTATATCTGAGTTTACTCCTGAAGGATTTGCGTTTGTGACTTTTGGTGGTGGTAATACATCGGCTCAAGACCAATTCGATACTTTCGTTGACTTAGAAGGAAGTTACGATTTATTAGATTTCACAAATAACTTATCGTTAGGTAAATCAGTTAAACCAAACACTACTTTATTTATAAAATATCGTGTTGGTGGTGGTATAACATCTAACGTAGGTGTTAATTCATTAAACGACTTAGGTGATTATGATTTTTCGGTAACAGGACCATCGTCTAATATCAACACACGAGTTATTAACTCTTTAACTGCGTCTAACGTAGCCGCCGCAATTGGTGGGGCGGACAAACCATCATTAGAAGAAATTAGAAATATGGTTGCGTTTAATTTCGCCGCTCAAGAAAGAGCCGTGACATTGAATGATTATAGAATATTAATAAAGACAATGCCAGCAAAATATGGGGCACCATCAAAGGTGAACGTATTTGAAGAAGATAATAAGATAAGAATTAATTTATTGTCTTATGATTCTGATGGTAGTTTAACAAATAAGGTTTCTAACGTTTTAAGACAAAACATTGCTGAGTATCTATCAGAATATCGAATGATTAACGATTATATTGAGACAGAAGTTGCTGAGATTATTGACTTAGGTTTTGAGATAGATGTTATATTAGATAAGAATGTTAATCAAACAGAAATCATATCTTCGATTTTATCAGAAGTGTCTTCATATTTGGAGATTGATGGTAGAGACTTAGGTGAACATTTATATGTTGGTGAGTTAAAACAAATTGTTAATTCACAATCTGGTGTGGTTAACTTAGTCGATTTAAGGGTTATTAATAAAGTGGGTGAAGGGTATTCAGATACTAAAACTGCTCAACCGTATATTGATGAAGACACCAAACAAATTCAATTAGGTGATGAAACGGTTTATATGAGAAGTAATCAGATTTACCAAGTTAGGTTCCCAAGTAAGGATATCGTTGTCAGAGTTAAAACAATTTCTGCACCTTTGATTAATTAATCAAGTTTACATTACTTTGTATTATCTTATTATTAATTAGGAAAATATTTAATTTAATATTTATCTAAAAAGAAACACGTATGTCTAAATCCTATAGAATAAGAACAACACCCGGAGTAGATACTAACATTAAAATCAATATCGACCAAGACTTTGATACGTTAGACATCTTATCCCTAAAAATGACACAAACAAGTGAGTACACAAGTTTATGTGCTGACTTTGGTGTTGTGGTGGGTAGAGTGTTCACTAACGGAGGATATGGGATACCAAATGCTCGGGTTTCAATATTTGTACCTATTGAAAACATTGATGAGGACAATCCTGTTATCAGTGAAATATATCCATTCAAGACATCAACGTCAAGAAACGAAGATGGGTATAGGTATAACTTATTACCTAGCATTAAACAACATTCTGGTCACACACCTACGGGTACATTCCCAACTAAAGTGGATGTCTTAACTCAGGACCATGTTTTAGAGGTGTATGACAAATATTACAAATATACTGCAAAGACCAATGACTCAGGTGACTTTATGTTATTTGGGGTTCCATTGGGGACACATACATTACATTACGACTTAGATTTGTCTGACATTGGTTGTCAGTCTATGGTACCATTTGATTTTGTTTATCAGGGTACCTCTGAAGAGTTATTTGAGAATTCATATACTTTTATGTCGTCGGATAATATAGATTCGCTACCTCAAATTATTTCCACACAGAAAACTGTAAACGTAGAACCGTTTTGGGGTAATCCTGAATTGTGTCAAATCGGTATTACTCGTTCTGATTTTGATTTAAAGGAAAGGGGTGTTAGTATTGAACCGTATTCTATTTTCATGGGTGGAACTTATACTGATAGTGAGAGAAATGCCGTTAGAGTTAGGTGTAATGTCGACAATGATATGGGTGAAAAGTGTTCACTAGTGTCAGGTAAGGGAGATATCGAATGTATTCGATTTAGTGGTCAGTATGAAAGTATTAATGGGGATGTAAATTTTAAGAGACCTATATTAGAGTCTATACAGTTAGATAGTGAAATTGATTCTGATGGTAGTTTCTTTGTCAGGGTCCCTATGAATTTAAATTATGTTACGACGGATGAGTTTGGGTATATTGTTGAATCTAAAGACCCTGATGTTGGAATACCAACATTAGGTAAATATAGGTTTAGGTTATCACTTCAAGATGATAGTGGTGGTAAAAAATCGTATAGGGGTAAGTATTTGGCACCTCAGATTAAAGAACATCAGACTAACAATAATGGAGACTATTCGTCGATTGACCCTAAGTCATATGCGTTTTCGACAAATTTAGACGATTATCCTTCGGGGGCTATGGATGACATTGTTGGTGAAAATAACGGGGATAGACATCCTAACGATTATTTTTACTCTTTGAGGTATAATAGGCTTTATACTATTTCAGGGTTTATCAATCAGTATTATAATAAGTCGTCATTAGAGGCTGCCTTTTCGATTTTTGTAAGAAATAGAAATGAATCGTTTTTAGGGATTAAAGAAATTCAACCAGAAGCTCAAGAAGATTGTGCGAATAATAACCAATATTTTCCAATAACAGATGCGGTTGCTAATAATAAGTTTAAGTTTTTAATTGTTATTATAGTAAACCTATTAGAAGCTTTCTATCTTAAAATAACCCAATTTTTATTTGATACTATAGTAGAACTGATATTTGATGTTTCGGATTATATATATTCCATAAAAATTGGTCCATGGAGACCACTTAAAACTCTTGGTAATAGATTTGCTGATATTGCTAGAGGTATACAAATTTCAACCTTTAGAACGTTAGGTTTGGTTAATTATCCTGATTGTTATGATTGTGAAGATGCTGCATCAAACATTGACCAAGCAACACCATCATCGGGGTTCCAATATGATATAGATTTACCTGAATCTTCTGAATTAGAGAGTTTATCATTGATTAAACCGTCTATTTTTTCTTCAGGTACACCGTTACCGGTGGAATTCGATGAATTTTACGTAAATTACGATTCATCACCTGATTATGATTTACATATACCAACAAATACTGTGGTGTTATCGCCAGATAAGAATTATATTATTAAATACATCACTAAGGCTGCTCTCACGTGGGTGGACCCTAACAGTGGTAATACGATAACTTTATCACCACCAGAGTATTCGTATTTACTTGTTGGTTATGGTACTGAAAATCCGTTTGATGTTGGTTATAATTCGGGAGCTATTCCGAGTAAGATTTTAAATGGGTTTTTGGATATTGCCGAGACATTACTTCAAGAGAATGGTTCGAATGGGAATGAAGACACTTTGTTTCCAGGTACTGCTCATGCTCAGAACGGGGTGATATACCTTGAGGATATATATGAAAATGATACTTTAGTGATTACAGGTGGTGGTGATGGTGGTAACGTAGTTGCTGAGTCTGGTTGTGAGAAGTACGACGTTATTTATGATGAAGATAATGATATGTCATTAAAGGCTTTTATAGACCCAAACCCATATAGTTATTACATACAAAATCCTACTGAGATTGATAATTACCCTGATGTTTTTATTGATGGTAATGATGACCCATGTACTTTTGAACCGCCAGAATATGGTGTTGTTGCTACTATTTCAAGATACGCCAATGAAAATTACTCACTGACGGATAGGAGAGGGAGACCATTAGCGATAAAACATCGTGGTACTGGTACTGCGTCAGGGTTTTCAGAATTTAGAGATGGTAAATATATGTTAGTTCCCGCAGCAGGTAAAAACCAACAACTTATTAATAACTATATTAGAAGAAAAAGATTAGGTAAGTTACTATGTTCGGGTTATATTTCATATGGGTTCTTTAACTCATGGTTAAATGGGTCGTTATATTTTTTCCAATTTAGAAGAAGAAGAGGTGGTAGTAACGCTAAGTTTTGTAAAGATTTAATATATAGAAAAAATGATGAGACAGGGGTTCACTACTACTACCGCTCAACACCGTATTATAATGGTGAATTCACAGGACTTAAAAAGTCTTACGTTGGGTTATTTGAGGGTAGCGTAACCAGAAGTAAAATTGAAATATTATCACCAACAACGTTAACAGATTTAGGTCCTAGAAATACATTTATAAATGAGATTTGTACGGATAAAGAATTGGATGTTAATTGTTCAATAGGTAGGAGTATTGGTTCTACAACATACCAAGATATTAATGACCTTATGGAGTATATAATTATGTCTAAAGAGGTTAAAGAAAAGGGTAAGTTAGATGCTAAGGATTTGTTTGATAAGCGATTTGGTAACTCTATTGATGGGGACATTGCTCAACTATTAAATTATAATTCACAAATGGGTATTTTTGGGTATGAAGATGAGTCGGAAGACAGTCCATATTGGCCAAGTGGGGGTGCATTTGTTTATGACGGTGTGGGTCCTGTGGGTGTTGATTTTGTTTTTTCAGAAGACGATGAGGATACTTTAGACATTGTTGAGATGAACGGGGCATTGATGAGGTTATGTGTTAACGGGGTTGGTAACTTAACTGAAACATCACAAGAAGTACCATATTATATGTGGGATAAAAAGGGTGTAGGTTTTGGTGGTGATGAAAATCACGATTGGGATAAAACAAATATTTCTAAAACTAAATACCAAGGTGGTTGGGTTGAAGATGGGATGTTAAAACCAGATACTGTACCGGGAGATGACGATACTCAGTACTATTATGATAACGATACTACTACGGAATTAGCGTATGAAGCATATACGTTACCACCGATTAGGGATTGTGAATCAGAAAACTATAATAATAATAAAATACCATTAGGTGGACCGTTTTTCTTTTACTTTGGTTTAAGAACGGGTAAGACTTCATGGAATAAATTTATAGATAAATTCGGACCTAAATAATGTCAAACAAGAAAATAGTTTTACCTGAGTTAAGGTTTAAAGGTTCTGAGGAGACGGACATGACCTTAAAAGTTGAGTTAGCTCAAGATAGTCGACATGTTGTTGAAGGGGACCGAACCGTAATATTAAGTCAGTCTGAACAATATGATAGAGAGAGACAAAAGTCTGAAAAATACAGAATAACGACAATCATAAGAACAATATGGAAAAATCTTACGGATGTTTCAACGGACAATGTGGAAATACTTCAGGAGATGTTTTTTAATAATGATAAAATAAGTGGACTTATTAATGATACGTCTGCAAATACTCCGTCAGATTTACTTAGAACCCAAATGGTGGGTAAAATATCTTCGGATGAAATTGATTTTATACGTAGAGATTATAATGGTAGTAATGACCCAAATAGTTATTCGTGGTATAAGGGGGGTAATGGTTTTGGTTCGGTATATTCAGATAGGATAAATTGGAATTTGTTTATAACGTATCCTAGCGAAAAGTATGTGAGTGAAGGTGACATAGAGGTTAATCTACAGGAGGGTCAAGGTGCGGTTCAATTTAATTTAAATAACGGATTGCCGTTTAAGTCAGTGGATAATGGTTCTTATTTTGAACTATATTGTCCGTTTGAGCATGGGTTAACTAAAGATGACTTTGTTGAAATAGAGGGTGAAGTATACAGTGTGGATATCATAGGAAATACGAAATATCAATCAGAAAAAAGATATTTTGGAATATATAAAGGACAATTGGCTGACGGGTTAGTATTGGATGAAGGTGAGTTTAAACGTGTGGTCGAGAAAAATAATAAAGAGGAGTCTACTTCAGAATATTATGTGGTAAAACATAAGATTATAAAGACTCACGGTGATTTTGAATTACAAAAAAATGCTTTTGAGTCTTCGATTTTTGAAGATGAAAAGGTGATACAAAAGTTTGGTGTTGATAAGGACACAGGAACCCCAGAATTTGAAGAGAATGGTAAGGTTGTGACCCAAGAGCACGGGTCTACATATATGTCGATTTTAAAAGACGAGGTTGATGTCGAAGGGTTAACGGACCATTTAGAGAGACCATTAACTAAATTGTATGTTAGTAAGATACATACTAATAGTATGTCGTTCTTTAGTAGACAACAATATGGGTATGAACCACAGTTTGGTCTTGGATACGAAGATGTGTTATTAAATGATGAATCGTATTTATATGATGGTAATGATAAGGTTGTTAAGAACCTAAATGTTGGTGACTACATTTTAGGTGGGATATATGAATATAATCCGTACACTATGTTAGAGAGAAAGGTTGCT